GGGAGGTGATTGAGTTTCCGGCGATTCTTCCGTCTGGGAACCCCCTCTGGCCTGAGTTTTGGTCGATGGACGAGCTCTCGGCGTTGCGTACGGAACTGCCTAATAGTAAGTGGATGGCGCAGTACCAACAGCAGCCGACCTCGGATTCAAGCGCAATTGTGAAGCGGGAGTGGTGGAAAGTCTGGCCGCATGAGCGCCCGCCGCAGTGTGATTATGTGCTTCAGACATGGGATACTGCGTTTGAGAAGAACAGCCGAGCCGACTTTAGCGCCTGTACTACGTGGGGTGTCTTTTACAACGACGAGGACCACGGGCAGGCGAACATCATTCTATTAAACGCGTTCAAAGAGCGCATGGAGTGGATCGAGCTTAAGGAAACGGCGTTTCGGCATTATCAGGAGTGGGAGCCGGACGGGGTACTAATAGAGAAGAAGGCGACGGGTGCGCCGTTGATCTACGAGTTCCGGGCGATGGGTATACCGGTGCAGGAGTACACACCCAGCAAAGGCAATGACAAGATAACGAGGTTGAACTCGGTGTCGGACTTGATAGCATCAGGCAAAGTGTGGGTGCCAGAGACTCGCTGGGCTGAGGAGTTGGTGGATGAGATAGCAAGCTTCCCCTCTGGCGAGCATGATGACTTGGTTGACGCAACGACACTTGCATTAATGAGGTTCCGCGCAGGGGGCTTCATACGGCTACCATCGGATGAGCCGGAAGAAATTAAGTGGTTTAAATCACAGCGCAATGCTGGCTACTACAACGTGTGAGGGGTTATGAAGCTAATCGAGGACCTTAAGTTTTGGTGGCGGGTGAAGCAGTACAACCGCAAACTGTTAAAACAAGCGAAGACGGCGGATAAGACACCTTACGAGACTACCAAAGAAGATGTGGATAAGTGGTTTGAAACTAACCCATTTAAACTTAACCGAGAGATACTTAACTCCCACTGCATGGAACCCGCAAACGAATCGCGGGCAGTAAACACATTTAAGGAAATTAATTATGGCAGACATAGATAAAGGGCTGTACGCAGCGCCTCTCGGCATAGCTGAAGCAGCGGCGGCAGAACCGGACTTGGAAATTGAGATCGAAGACCCAGAGGCGGTTCACATTCGTGCCGATGGGCTGGAGATAGACATCGAGAAAGAAGAGGAAGGCCCAGATGCGTTCGACGCCAACCTTGCTGAATATATAGACGAGGGTGAGCTTCAAGGCTTGGGTGAAGAGCTTCTTTCGGACTTTACTTCGGATCAAGACTCCCGCAAAGACTGGGTAGACTCCTACGTCAAAGGGTTGAAACTGCTGGGGCTAAAGACGGAAGAGCGTAGCGAGCCATGGTCAGTTCCATCCGATGTTGACTGAAGCAGTGGTGCGGTTCCAGTCCGAGGCTATTGTTGAGACGTTCCCAGCTATGGGTCCTGTTAAGACACAGATTGTCGGCGCAATCGACAAGATGAAGGAAGAAGCAGCAGCACGGGTTCGTGAAGACATGAACTACAAGCTGACTGAGGAAATGGTGGAGTACCGCCCAGAGCATGAGAAGATGTTGTTTTCGCTCCCGCTGGCAGGCTCTGCATTTAAAAAGGTGTACTACGACCCAGCACTGGGACGCCAAGTCGCGATGTTTATTCCGGCTGAAGATATGGTTGTGCCTTACGGTGCAGCAAGTCTGGAGACAGCAGGGCGCGTAACGCACGTGATGCGCAAGACCCCCAACGAGGTGAGAAAGCTGCAAGTCGCTGGCTTCTATCGTGACGTGGAGTTGGGTGAGCCGCAGAACACACCGGACGACATCGAGAAAGAGAAAGAACGCGAGCAAGGTTACACAAGCAACATAGATGACCGGTTCCGCCTCTTGGAGATGCACGTCGAGTTGGACCTGCCGGGTTACGAGGACACAGATAAAGACGACGAGCCTACAGGCATAGCGTTGCCTTACGTCGTTACTATAGAGAAGGGCACCGGTACTATTCTGTCCATTCGTAGAAACTGGTACGAGGATGACGTGCTTAAGTTAAAGCGCAACCACTTTGTCCATTATGTCTACGTCCCCGGTTTTGGATTTTATGGGTTCGGCTTTATCCATTTAATCGGTGGCTATGCCAAGGCAGCTACTTCCATCATGCGCCAACTGGTGGATGCGGGCACGCTGAGTAACTTGCCGGGTGGTATGAAGTCCAAAGGCTTGCGCATCAAGGGCGACGACACGCCAATTAGTCCGGGTGAGTTCCGTGACGTGGATGTGGCGTCAGGCACCATACGCGACAACATCCTACCGCTGCCATACAAAGAGCCAAGTCAAACGCTCTATCAGTTATTGCAGATGATTATTCAGGAAGGTCGTAGCTTCGCGTCTGCTGGTGACATTAACGTCAGCGATATGAGCACTCAGGCTCCGGTGGGTACTACACTCGCTATTCTTGAGCGTACATTAAAGATCAGTACAGCGGTACAAGCGCGACTGCACTACGCAATGCGGATTGAGTTTAAGTTGTTGAAGTCCATCATTGCTGACTACACACCGGCGGAGTATGACTACCAACCGTTAGATGGTTCTCGCGCAGTCAAGCGTAGTGACTACGACCACGTCGATATTATTCCTGTGTCTGATCCGAACGCGGCCACCATGGCGCAAAAGATTGTGCAATATCAGGCAGTGATTCAACTCGCGCAACAGGCACCGCAACTGTATGACCTCCCACTACTGCACCGTCAGATGATCGAGGTGTTGGGTGTGAAGAACGCAGCTAAGCTTGTGCCTACAGAAGATGACCAGACACCAGTTGATCCTGTTACGGAGAATCAAAACATCCTGAAAGGTAAACCGGTTAAAGCGTTCATCGAGCAGGACCACGAGGCTCATATTGCTGTACACATGGCGGCAGTACAAGACCCCAAGTTGCAACAGATGATGCAAGGTAACCCGATGGCAGACGCAATAATGGCTGCTGGTATGGCGCACGTCAATGAGCACTTAGGCTTTCAGTACCGCAAAGATATTGAAAAAGCGTTGGGTGTTACGTTGCCAACTGAAGAGCAGAATAAAAATATGCCTCCGGAAATTGCAGCACAGGTTGCACAGATGGCGGCTCAGGCAGCACAACGCCTTCTTATGCAGAACCAACAACAGGCAGCGCAGCAACAAGCACAGGAAGCCGCGCAAGATCCGATTGTCCAGATGCAAATGCAAGAGCTTCAGCTTAAACAGCAGGAGATTCAACGCAAGATGCAAAAGGATATGGTTGATGCCCAGCTTAAACAGCAACAGCTACAAGTTGAACAGTCTCGCATTGCTGCACAAGAAAAGATCGCTGGTATGCAGGTAGGCGCAAAAGCCACGCACGCTAAAAATGAGTTGACCTCGCGCATGCAAGCAGAAGGTGTGAAGATTGGAATGCAAGCGGCTAAGGATCGCCGAGAGGCTAATCGTGCACAACAACCAGCGGCTCAAAGGCCAAAGGAGAAAAAATAAATGAAAGAAGAAACAGTCCTTGGGTACTTAAAAACTAAGTTCACCGAAGAGCAGAAGTCACGCATTGAGTTTCTTGCCGAAGGCAAAGCAGGCAGTCTTGAAGAGTATAAACACGTAGCCGGAGTCATCCGGGGTCTAGCACTGGCTACGGAAATCCTAGAAGACCTCGTGCATAGACTGGAGAAATCTGATGAATAGTGCTGTTGACTTATCTCAAGCTGTAGACCTGTCCGCAATTATGGACAAAACCGCAGACGAGAAAGCGAAGCAACTGCCTGAACCCTCGGGGTATCACATCCTTGTGGCGCTTCCCGAAGCAGAAGAAGCGTACGACAGCGGCTTGATTAAGGCGGATGAAACCCGTCGGTTCGAGGAAGTACTGGCAACGGTGTTCTTCGTAGTTAAGCTGGGCCCAGACTGCTACAAGGATACGGAGAAGTTTCCAACCGGCCCTTGGTGCAAAGAAGGCGACTTTGTTCTGGCCCGCCCCAATTCAGGCACCCGCTTGAAGATTCATGGTCGGGAATTCCGGCTGATTAACGACGATACGATTGAGGCAGTTGTCCAAG